CGTCAATATAGTTCCAGGAATATCCCTGACCAACTAATTCCTCTCGTAATTCAGTACGTTCCTTAGTAGTCATTGCCATACTGTTTCACCTATTCCTAATTAAGATGTTGCAGGTGTAGCTGCGTCCAATGTTAATGCGACACCCTTGGAGTCATCAAGTTCAAACACACCGTAGTCAGCGGTGATCACTACCTCGGTTGCCCGAAGGGAAGCGTCACGCTGTCGCTCAGTTCTGGTGTCCACGCTCTTGAGTACGGCTAATGCCGTTTTGTCTGCACAGACTCCGATAGCGTCATCGCTTGAGTCAATCGAAATGTTCCCGTCTTCAAAGATAGCTACCCCATTGATTGGGCGTAAACCGCTGAAGAAGTTACCCAGTAGGTCCTCAGACCATCCGTGTGGTACCGGGTAGGTAGCAGAAGCTGTGACTGCCGTATTGGCAATGTCCCATACAGCAAACGGGTGCTGTACGATATAGACCTGTGATCCGAACTTGTTACCCTTGGCATATGCCACGGTTGCGGATACGTTGGCAAGGCTCATACTTCTGCCTGCGGCTCCGATATCTGTACTGAAACCGCTGTAGAGTGCGAGAACGTCTTTGTCCTTTTTCCTTGCCATGCCATCACCTAACTGACGGCCTATGATGGAGAAGACATTCTCTGCACTTTGCCGTGCGAGTTTGTCTGTAATGATGATCTTAGCCCCAACTTCCGCTGCGGTTAAGTCCACCGTGGTCATCCCGATATCTTCCTCATCGATGATGTCTTGACCATCAACGAGATCGGACATATCCATTGAGGCCACTTTCGGGACTGTGACCTGTTTTGAACCCTTCGGCAATGTGAATTGCTCGATGAGGTTCATGGCTGGAGCGTTATGCTCCTCTGTATACCTGGCTGATGAAATAATGATTCTCTGGGCATTTTCCAGATTACCAGTAGTAGCTGTTTGTGCCATCTAGCACCTCCTTTTAGCTGCCTGTAGCGACTCTCTTGGCGGCCTTTACAGCCGCTTCGGACCTATCGCCATTAATATATGCTTCTAATAAACGATCTTGGTTACTTGTTACTTCCGCTGCCCCTTGACTGTTATCGAAAGACTGTGGGGACACCCGACCCTGCTTTAACCGTGTGTTCTCTGCTATTAACTCACGTTCTCGTTTCATTCGTTTTGCTTCCCGTTCCATTTCATCCGGGGTTTGGGATGACTGAAGTGCTGCAAAATCTTCAAGCATCTGCTTGTTAGCAAGACCGTTCTGTTTCATGAAATGGATTGCCGCTGCTTGTTTTCCCTGCATCATCCCTACGGCTTCATAGGAATCCTGTTCCTGTTTTCTGAATTTTGTCTCCTGCTGTACATATCTCCTAGCCTGATCCCGTGCTTGTTCCGGCATATACCCGGCTTGCTGTAACTGCTGTTCGTATGATCTGGCTGTCCTTGCCACACGATCTCTCCATGCACGGTTCTGATCTTCAGCTCTCCGATTGTTTAGCTCATCAATTTCCCTTTGGTCAAACTGAGGTACTCTCTGAGGTGCAGGCTCCGGGGCTGGAGCTGACTCTGGAACTGGTGCTGCCTGTTCAGACTGCGTTTCCCCGGAAGATACCTGTGTTTCCCCCGTAGTCGTAGCCTGAGTATCAGGTGCTTCCTGTTCAGGTGCAGGTTCCTGCCCCCCTGTATCAGTCGTTTCCGGTGCTATAATTTCGATTGATTCATCATTTTCCTGTGGTTCCTGTGTTGTTACCATATTATCCTCCTTATTCCTTCTATATATGATACTTCAATTAGTCAATACTACTACATATAGTAGCACCCTATGCTGCCTGCCGTCCTGCTGACTGGGTTATCGACTGCCTGTACAATGCCTCGTAGTCATATTTGGGTAATTCCCCTCCACCTGACAGATGGTCGAAGAGATATTGGTTAATCTTTTTGCTTCCCTGGTAGCTGTAATCTGCCTGCATCATAGCCATGACCCACTCATTAGAAGCATTATTGACGAACTCCCTTCTCATCTGCCACAGTATCCCTTTCTTAGCTTCAGCCTTTGCAAGTGCCTTTGCCATTGTCTTTGCCGGATCCTGCTTTGCAGCGGCATCCCTTTCATACTTCGACAGGTTGATAAACTGCCTCACCGTTTCCTCGTCTACCCCTGTAAGACCTGTTATATACTGGAGCACCATAGGATGGGTTTTCAGGTCATAGTAGTTTCCTGTCTGACCTTGGATGTTTACCTTGTACTGGCCTGCATACCTGCCTGCATAAAGCATATTCCTTACCGGCTGTGGATACTGGTCCTCTATGACCCGTATGTTATCCAGTAATTCATTTGCCTGTTCAGGAGTCAGGCTTGACCAGAACATTGACAGCTCTTCATCAAGTGCATCCCAGTCAAGGTTTCCACTGCCTGTCTTTGTTGCCTTGTCAAACACCTCGTAGTACCTGTTTATTATGTCTTCTCTGGTACCTGCTTCAGGTTCTGGCATTTCCTTATCCCTGTTATAGAGATCCTCGTGAACTCCGCCTACAGTCCTCTGCTTCTCCTTGTCCCAATGGCCGAAGAGCTTCTCTATCCGCTCTTCCCGGAGATCATCAAGACCAATCATATCGAGTTCAGGAGATCCTTTCCGTGCAAGTTTCGGACTCCACTTCGCACTCTGCATAGGAGCCGTCAGGAACTGATCGGATATCTGTGTGACACCCTTTATGAAATCTTCCTCGATTTTATCAGCCTTCTCGTACAGCGGACCTTTCCTTCCCCTGTACTCTTCACCGTGCCGTTCTTTCACGATAAGGTCTATGCGTGCCTTGACCCTCATATTCTGGTTTTCGTAGTCAGCGTATCCAAGCTCCCTTGCCACTTCCTCGGCTTGCTGTGTCCTTCCGAGAGGATATGCCCTAAGTCCGAAGAACTCTCCCACTCCTCGTGTTGCCTTCTCTGATAATGTGCCTCCTTCCAGCATGACTGACTGTATCCATATAGGCATGATATCAGGAAGCACGATTTCCTTTCCTGTCTGGGCTAGATTGGTTACGAGGTCATCATCAAGGTTATCGAAGAACCCAGTGGGTTCCCCTATGTAATTATGTCCTGTGAGCATATCCACAGCGTCAGAAACCAAAGGTGATGCTTGGCCACGGAGGAAGTTTGTAAAGGGGTTGTGCCCCGCTTCATCACTGAACGGATTCATCGATGAAAAATCTGTAATTCCCTTTGCTGCGAACCGTACCAGTGACCGTACCTTTGTACCGGGACCTACATTTGTCCCGTTGATTTCCCATGTAAAGAACCGTGGCGATGTAGGGTTGACTTTATCCGTAAGAAAATCTATCAGCCCATCCTGTGAAATGTTTTCTGACTTCTGCATATACTCAGCTATGGAAAAAGCCAGGTTAATTGACATAAGGGCAACTACTGCTTGTCCCATAGTCCTTCTTGTATATCGTGCCCGTAACCCTCGATCTTTTATATTCACAGTATCCCACATCAATGCGGCTATTGCCCGTGTGTACCGTGGTGCCAGGAGCATAGCACTTTCCAGTGCACGGTGCTTGGGTTTTACACCAAGGCTTGCACTGCTTGCCAATCCCCGGAGGTTATTGATATAGGAATCAAGGTCACGAAGCCTAGTAGCTCTTTCTACTGAACCCCTTCTTGTTCCTTTTATAACAGATTGCTCCATAGCTTTTGCCATTCCCAGACCAGCCGAATCCATAGCTGCGTTAAATCCCCTGACAAACGGAGACAGTGCTGTTCCCACAGGCTTGAATACGCCCCAGTTCAGCAACCCTCCCCTCGATGCAGCTTCTACCAGTTCTGTACCCCCTGGTCGTGATGCCAGGATAAGGTTCGGATGATCCCTGATCACCCTCCTGCTATTAAATGTTAGGTTTGCATGATATTTGGGATCAAACATACCGTTCACAAATCCTCGTACTGCCTGTCCCCATACCCGTGGGTTTTGTCCTGCTAGGAATAGGAGCTGTATCATAAACGGGCTTGCGTCACCGTTCAGCACCATGAACCTTCCCACTGCGTTGAACTTATTCACCGCTGTAAGGGCACCTGAAATATTCGGATCCAGTGCATCGGACACTTTCTTGGCGAGTACCTTGTGCTCATCCCCTACAAAGACAGCCTGTTTGCTGAGTTGTGGGAAATTATGGATCTTTGAATATGATCCACCAATAGCCTTCTTCCCTTTCTTGGGTATTTTTACCAAGTTATCTGAATTCTTTACAAGCCAGTTTGCGACTCTTGTCCTAGCAGCATGGTTGTACGCAGCAGTCACGTTAGCACTGAGTGCCTCGTCTGCATTCATGGGTCTGAACCCGTCACGAGATGCCTCTCGCTGGCTTCCATATATCCGTTCCTTAAAGGCACTTGGCTTTGCTGCTACCTTCTTCTTGCCTGCTACAATCTCTGCTATCTCTTCCAGTTCGCCATCAACATTGAACTTTCCTGCCAACTGCCTTCTTCCGAAATATGTACCACCATCAACAAAATTAAGCCTTTTGAAATCTA